TCACGCCGTTGATCTCGCTGATCCGGTGCATGATCGACATCACCATCTTGGTCGCGGCCTCGTCCCCGGCCAGGGCCTGGGGCCACCACCGCGCCAGGAGGGTCGTGTACCGCTCCATCTGGAGGCCGCGCATCTGGTCGGCCATGCCGGAATACTTCTCGGCGAGGTCGTTCAGGACGCGCTTGATGTCCCGGTGAACCTGGGACTTGTCCACGCCCAGCGTCTCCCCGATCTGCTTCTCGGTCGCGCCCCCTTTGTACAACTCCAGCATCTGATACCGGCGAAGCTCGAACTCGGCTTTCTTTTGCGGCGTCGGATAGAGCCCCGGCTGCGTGCGTTTCGCCATCAGACCTTCACCTCGTCAAACGGTGCCAGGGCTGCTGATATATCGACCTCACCTAGCCGCTCTCGTATGCGGCCAGGCTCCCCTTTATAAAATATCAGGACGTTCTGATGCGTCTTGCCCAACTTGCGCCCTGCCTCAAATTGTCGGCCCACCCGAATCGGTAGACTCCCGACCGCTGTGACCAGTATCGCTTCGTTATATAGACCCGCTCCGGCATCCTGGAAGGCATTGACGGTGTCGCCCACAAAATTGCGATATATGCCGTGGTCGTCGCGAATGTCACCGACCACGAAACAGGCGAAGCTATCCGGTCGAAGACGGTCAACACTCGTCTGGATAATCTGCCGATACGCGAGGATGAACGAATCATAATCGGCGGCGTTGCTCAAGTCGGCGTCATCGTCTGAATACTGCTCCAGGTCATAGTATGGCGGGCATGAGAATACGAAATCATACTCGACTGCCGGGATGGCCGTCCGGCTGTCGCCGACAATCCAGGCGGGCATATTGTCTGGAACGATGGCCTGGGCTTGTTCCTCATTGGCTGTTACTTGCTCCGGCCTCAAGTCTATCCCGGTATAATCTCTGCCAAGATACGCCGCGACGACTCCCCGGACGGAGCCGCCCGCGAACGGGTCGAGGATTGACCCGTCGGGTGGACAGAACCAACTGTACGCAATCTCACACAAGACCGGGTCAAATATGCTCGTCCCAGTGTTGCCGCCGCTCCGCAATACGGTGTCCGAGAACTCTAACAAGTTCCGGCCACGTCCCAATTCGCTCTCCAGGCCCAACGCCAACCACCATCGCTTGCGTTCTTGCCAGTATCCTTGACGGGCATCTAATACGCTGAAGGGTGGAATCAGGAACCTAGTACTGAGCGACCCCAGACCGCCGTCCGAGTCTACTGGCGCGTCAGTTTGCGGCAATATGGTCAACTGCTCGTATCCGTTCGCCAGGGTCTGGAGCAGCGCGTTCACCGTGTCGTTGTCGGATGACACCGTCGATAGCAATTCCGACAGCCGCTCCTCGTCCCGGCCCGCCATCGCAGCCAACGGGTCGAGGGTCGCCAGCATCAGGTCGGCTTCCGCCTCATTGATGTCCAGCACCAGCACCGGAACGTCGGAGTCCGGCGTGGTCTCGGCCCGGAGGTGACCGTCGACGAGCATCAGCCCCTCGGGCGTCTCGCGGGCGATCAGGGCGTCAGCATACCCGACCTCCGCTAACACGCCTCTGAGGGCGTCCTGCTGCGCTACAGGATGCGTCCTCCAGTTCTTCGGGTTCGGGATAAGCTCCGACGCCGGGACGCGCCTCAGTTCTTTGATCCGGTCTCTGATCTGCACGGTTGCGCCTCCATGTTATCCATGGCGTCTATGATCTCGGCGGTCACTATGCCCACAACCTCATCAGCGCAGAACATCACCATCCCGACCTCAGTCGTAATGTTCCACCATCCCGGCGGTGTTTCATAAACGAGATGAGTGCCGCCCATGACGTCCGTCATGCCCGTGGGCAACGCTTCCTCCTCGGCCCCGCACCGGACGCACTCGAACGTCTTGGGTGTAGTTAGTTTGATTGATTGTTTATTCCAGTATCCCACGGTTGCGCCTCCTATTCGCTGACAGGCGTCACGGTGACCGCGACCCTACTCTCGGCCCGCGTCTTGACGCGCTCCGCGGTCATAGTATATTCGACGACGTGAGCGGGGTCGTCATCGACCGGCATGACCCCGCTATCGACTAACCCGTCGATGACCGGGCCGCAGAGGGTCGCGAGGCCGTCCCAGTCGAACGCCTTGCCGCAGTAGTATTGCCGGACGGAGACCCGGCACCGATCAGGCGTCTCCCATCCGTCCTCGGCCTCGATGAGTCCCAGGATATAGGCGTCCTCGCGGACTTGCTTGATCAGGGGCCGCGACTCGCGCCAGTGACCCCTCCGTAATCCATTCTTGGATAGCCGGGAGTCAGGCTGGAACTCAACCGTTAACGTTTCCATTTTCACCTCCTGTTAACTCTTCTACTCCTCCTCCGGCCCTACAGGCCGGGAGGAGTAGGTTAACTCTTATTCTTAGTTCTTAAGAGTTCTTAAGAACTGTTAACACATCGACCTGTAGCGGGGTTTATCCGCCGGTGTGGTGTCTTCCACTAGCTCCCACCCGTTTCGGCCCTGCGATTGGACGCCTTGTCCCTGCGCGTTACCTTTCCTCGGACAATACGTACTGCCTTGGGAGGGAACCATAGCCCACCCAAATCTATCCACAGAGCCTCTATGGGAGCGTTGGTGGTCGTTGTGGTAGGCCCGTCGTCCGTTTCGCCGTCAACCTGCATATGCGCCTCCTTCTCCCGTGTTAAGGATTCAGCTACGATTAACACGCCCAATGTTAAGAATTAACACCCCTGCCATAGCACTCCCTGTACCGGCTCGATCACCGGCCACCACGTCACCTGCCTCCGGCCACTACCCTCCCAGACCCGCGGGACGCCCTGCCGGGCGAGGCCCGTGTTCTTCAGGTCGCTCAATCGTTTCCGGGTCTCCATCTGACCGAGTCCGGAGACCTCCCCGACCTGACCCGTCGTCAGCCCTGGGCTCTGCCGGACGATGGTTAGCACCCTGCGAATATGGGTCTGCCGCGATCCTCCCGAGTTGATCGACGCCTCGGCCTGGAAGCTCGTCACCGGGTTATCCCGGCGGGATACCGGGACATGCCACCTCTCCGACGTCTCCATACATGCCTCCTGACGGCCCTAGCAGCCCCGGAGCGGCGTTCTACGACCGCCCCGGTAGCTTACCCTAGACACTCCCCGAAACGGCCCTAATCCAGGAACGGAAACGGCTGATCCGACTCCCAGCGGATAACCTTTCGGGTCTGACCGGTCGACCATAGCTGCCAAGTCTTGAAGACTAGGGCCAGACGCTCTCGCTTATCGAATCGTTGACCCGGCCCATTGTTGTCGATGAGGCGGCGGCGGAGGCCAATAATAGGGCTATCCTCGGCCAGATTGTAGCCTGCCAGGACGCTCCCCAGGAACTCAGATGCCCGCTCTTTCGTGGCCCCGGACTGGACGATGGCAAACCAGATCAGCGCGACCTCCGACGATGGGACGAGCGCACGGCCCTGACCCGCCACACGTAGTCGCAAGGTCACCGCCACGGCCTCCCTGATCCCAGGCCATTCTTGAAGGTATTCCATTATGCGCGGAATACTTGCCCGCGCCTCTGGGACTGTCTGCGACGGGTGAGTCATGGCCCGAACGTCACGGGCGTCGTAACCCTTCCAGAGCAATAGCGTCGCCCCGAGGATTGAGGAGTTAATTTCCTGGGCCATCTGAAGGTTATGCCCCGCGCTCCGCTTCTTCCCGGTATCCACCGTTGGCCGTACCTCGGACTCGATCCCGGTGATTATGGCGCAGAGGTATTCATGCCCGGAGTTTAGTACCCCCTGGAGCCGGTGCTGTCCGTCGATCAGAACCCCGTCCCGGTCGAATACTATCGACTCGCCGTTTGCCTTCCAAAATCCCCGCGTCATCTCAGATGATAACGCCCGTGCGCTGCCCCGGCTGAACGCCCGGTTTTTGTCGTTCCGCTTCAGCCAGGACTTCGCGATCTCCGGCGTGATCAGTACGATCCTCGACGTCATCTCCTCGTCAATCGGCTCGGCTATCCAATAACACCCCTCGCGGCATATGTGCTGCGGCACCGTGTACTGGCATCGCCATTGGTCCGTGTTTGTCCGCGTTTTCGTAGCCATGATGCTCCTCTCTCTTCTGGTTTTGATAAACGGCACCCTCATCACTCCACCCCCAGCGGTTCAATTGTCTCCCGGCGACCGTTACGCGACACGAACCTGTCATCACCCGATAGCGTCGCCGACAGGCTCCGGTTCGGGGCGTCGAGGAGGTCGGCGAGGTCGCCCGTGGTCATTGCCCCATGCTCCGAAATCGCGAGCCCGACCCGCTCTCCCAAGGGCAGCCCCGCGACCAGTCGGGCATTCTTACGAATGTCGAGGTCGTCAATGGTACAGCCGTCCTCGCCCCACGTTAGCCGGAACCCTATGGGTGGCCGTAGAGACCCGGTATTCGACTTCCGATGGTGTAGGGCATAGTCGCTATGGTTCTGGCGCTGTCCGGCGCTTACAGCTAGCTCGAACACGTTGCGAGGCAAGTTGATCCAATACACCGAACCGAAGGGCG